GAGGAAGCTTAGGAGAGGCTTATTCAGCAGTAACAGATGATAAGACCACGGTGTTAACTATAGATATTCCAGAAGAAGCTATGGAAGAAAGAATAGCTATTATTAAGAAAACTATTGGTGAGTGGGATAAAAATCCATTTATACAAAAAAAGCATAGACAAAGATTAGCCATGCTGTCAGGTTCTGTTGGCGTGGTAAAAGTAGGTGCTGATTCAAAAATAGAGCTCAAAGAAAAGAAAGATAGAATAGAAGATGCTATTTACGCTACTAAAGCTGCTTTGAAAGAAGGCATTGTTCCAGGCGGTGGAGTTGCGTTACTAAATGCATCTCAGAAAATCTCCGCTAAAGCGGTTGGTGAAGAAATACTAATGAAAGCTCTTCAAGCTCCTTTTTATACTATATTAGATAATGCCGGTATAACTATGGCTGCTGGTTACGAAGATCACGAAGGTTACGGTATTGATGTTATAACCGGTGAAAGAGCTACAATGATTTCAGCTGGTATAATAGATCCGGTTTTGGTTACAAAATCGGCGCTTAAAAATGCTGTTAGCGTAGTATCGACAATAATATCTGCAGATTGTGTAATTTCAAATATGAGAATGTAATGAAAGCAATTAATAGATATATAATAGTAGACAGAATAAAGACAGAGCCTAAGAAGGTTGCTGGTCTTATAATGACGGACGATACAGATGTAGACAACCGTTATATAAAAGCAAAAATAATATCATGTGGAAATTTAGTTGAAGCATTAAAAGATGGAGACGTGATATATTACGATAAACACGCTGGACACGACATATCATGGAAAGATACTCTTTATAGAGTTATTCAAGATAGAGACGTTGTTTTGATGTGCTAGTCACTACAACCCGGTGACGATTAAAACAAATTAATAATTAAAACAAAAACAAAAATGGGAAGAGTATTTTTTGACACAAGAAAAAACATAGTAGACATTACGGCTGCTACAACAATTTTACCTGGTGATTCTGGTAATTTATTTATGATTAACCAAGGTGCTGCTTACGCAATCACATTGCCTGCTCCTGCTCTAGCGCAGAGAGGATGGAATGCTGAATTTATTGTAGGAACTGTGGCTGCAAACGCACAAACAATTACATGTGTAGGTACAGACTTATTTCACGGTCATGGTATTGACGGTGAAGATGGTGCTGCTCAAACAGTAACAGAAGGAACTGGTATTGATGTAATCACTATTATTTCTGGTGCAACAAAAGGAGATAGAGTAGCAATAACTTGTGATGGTGCACATTACTACTTTGTTAGCTTTGCTGCTGATAAAGCGCATATCACGATTGCTGCTGAGTAATTAGCTTAACAAAATATTATACCACGCTATTCATACGGGTAGCGTGGTACTAATAGATTAACCAAAACCGGAAACCCTAAGCCTTAAACTTAGAAACAAACAAACAAACAAATAAATTAATTAACAAAAAAAAAAAAAATTATGAACTTAATAAAATTTCCAAAAATAACAAGTGATGCATTTGTTATAAATTCAGAGATTATTCTTGACGCAAGCAAACTTGTTGAATGTGTTGTAACAGGCGCTACTTGTGTAGCTACTTTCGCAGGTGCTTCAGATTCAATACTTACAATTACGGTTGATGGTACTACTGCAAACAGACTAGTCAGTGCTACTGCTTTTATGAAATTACTTACAGAAACTTGTCAAACTCTTGCTGGACCAACTGGTAACTCAAAAGGAGTATTTGATTTTGTACCTGAAGCTAAAACTACTGCTGGAAAAACTGCATTTGAAGCTAGATTTGGAGGTATAGTAGATGCAACTGCAACTGCTGGTACTGTAATAGTATCTATTGTTCTTACATAAGAATAATTGAGACTAACCGCGCAAGATTTGCGTGAACTAAATATCCTGAAGTATTACAGGCTCACTAGAAAGTGGGTCTGTAAAACTTACGGGTTAAACGACGCAGATTTAGAACTATTAATTTATTTAGATTGTAAAGGAAGATTTACACGAAACGATTTTATCAACGGAGTTTACACATACTCATGGGATAAAACAAGATGGGAGAGATTAAAAAGAGAAGGTTGGATAGAAACTTGGAGGCACAGAAATAGAACAACTATAATGTACTCTGTATTTAAAACTTCTTTTAAATGCTCTCAAATGATAAGTAGAATTTACAGAGTACTTCTTGGTGAAGAAGATTTACCTACATCAGAAAGAAGTATATTTTATAATAATAAATCATATACAGATAAAGTTTACAACAAAGCTATTGATGATATGATTAAAGACAAAAACAGATAAACTATGCCAAGTAAATACGGATTTGGAAACTCAAGAAAAAAACAAAGCGCTATGCCGATGTATGGTAGTGTGCAAAAAAACCCAATAAAAAAAGCTTTAGTTGGTAGTCAAGATAATTTACCAGAAGAGTTAAAGGCTAAGATCAAAGCTGCTCCTGGTAAAATGTATAAGTCTCCAAACAAACAGGCAAAACCAGATTTTATAGATATTGACGGTGATGGTAATACAACAGAATCAATGAAGTCTGCAGCAAAAATGTATAAGAAAAAATAAATGGCATTTAAACTAAAAAATCAAAGCGCTTTTAAATCATCTAACAGTTATAAGTCAACACCTATAATAAGAAAAGATTTAGACGAAGGTATTTTAGGTGAAGCTAATGACGATGGTACTATATATGTTTCAAACAATGTAGAACCAGACAGTGAGCAAGAAAGATCTGTTGTTATGCATGAGATGAAACACATGACAGATATGAAGATTGGTAAGCTAGGATATACAGATGATGAAATAACTTGGAACGGCGATAAGTTTGAAAGAGCAGAAGGACATATAAAATTTGAAGGTGAATGGTATCCTGAAGGGGATAAAGCATTTCCTTGGGAACAACATTAATAATAAAAAATTACAAAATGGCATTTAAAATGAAAGGCTCCGCTTTTTACGGACACGGAAACGCGGCACCAACGAAACAAAAAGTATCAGGAAAATCTTTAGATAATGATATGGAAGGACCTATAGATAGAAAAAATCTAAAACTTCAAAAAGGCGAAATGGATGGTACTTATATATTCGGTAGAAACTTTGGTGACGAAGGCACTAGTGAGGGTGAGGGCTTTGAACCTACTGGTACTAAAGATCAAAAGTTCACGGCTAATGAAAGAATAAATGACTATGAAGAGAGAGCTGGTTTTTTAACTGACAATGATATTCCAGACCTTGAGGGTTCAACTAATCCTAAAGATGTTAAAAGAAGAAAAACTTTAAAAAAGACAGCAAAAAAACTTGAAGACGAAGCTCAAATAATGAGGGATAGAAGAAAAAACGAAAGAAAATCTAAATAATGTTAGGTAAACTTTTATCTGGTGGCGCTACTGAACTAATAAAGAGTGTTGGTGGTGTTATAGACAACTTGCATACTTCAAAAGAAGAAAAGTTAGCAGCTGAACTTAAAATCAAAGAGATGGTTATGGGTTACGAAGCTGAAATGCAAAAGCAAGTAACGGAGAGATGGAAAATGGATATGCAGTCTGATTCTTGGCTTAGTAAAAACATAAGACCACTAGTCTTAATATTCTTAGTAGTATCAACAGTGTTGTTAATATTTATTGACGCTGGCATTATTAAGTTTGAGGTTAAATCCTCGTGGGTAGACTTATTACAATTAGTATTAATAACAGTGATTGGTGCCTACTTCGGTGGACGATCATTAGAAAAAGTAAAAAAATAAAAATATGAAATCAAAATATTTTAGTGCAGATGTAAAACCAATAATGCCTGGTAACATACAGGCAGCTGCTTACGCAGATACAGAAATACTATTTGACTGGACAGAGTTTGAGATACCAAGAGGACCTGGAAAAATGCTTGGAGTTACAGCTTTAGTTGAAGGTGCAAATGGTGCTGATCAAGCAGGAGCGATTGATATAGAGCTTATATTTGCCAGAACTAATAATCTTTTAGCTCCACCAACTTTAGGTACAACTGGTGCTTTAGTAACTAAAGCCGGTTGGAAAAATCATGTTATAGGTAGAATTTTACTTGACGCAAGTCTTGATAGTAATGATGGTGATTTAATTTATGTAAACATAATGAAACATCAAAAGCAACCAAACATAGTAATGCAAGGCGAACCTTTATCTGGCTCTACTATAGGTGTAGATAAGTTCTACGTAGCTGGTATATCAAAAGGAGCTCTTGATTTCTCTACAACTGTATTAGCTAGAGGAGCTGGTGCTGTAGGTGATCTTACTATAGACACTGATAAAGGTAGTAATGACGATCCAGATGCTGAATTAATATTTGCACCAGGTGATGTATTACATGGTTCAACTGGAGCTGTTTTAGGTACAGTTAAAAGCATAGCGGCATTTGCAAGTAATACGCAGGTTATAACATTAGAAAGCCCAGGACTAGTAGAAGTTCTAGATGACAACGAAGAGATTCACAACTCTTCACCAATAAGATTAAAAATAGATTTTGAAAAATAACATTAACAATTAACAATTAAATTAAATTAAATTATGGCAAAAAACACAAGTAAAAAAATTAAAGAACTTAAAGGCGTTAAACCTGAAAAACTAACTGATGATCAGTTAAAAAGAGTTCAATCAATAGTTAGTAGTATTAATAGAGCCCAAGTTGAGGTTGGTGATATGGAGTGTAAAAAACACTCTTTAATACACCAGATAGTGGGAGCGCAAAATCAATTGAAAGAACTTCAAGAAGAACTTGTTAAACAATACGGGACAGTTGATATTAATATTACAGACGGTACAATAAACTACAAAGAAGATGTCGAAGCTAATTCGTAAAATTTCAGTAGGTAAAGACTATAAGAATGACGCCATGCACTATGCCGTAGGGCAAGAAGTGTATGGTGGTCATACTATCTGCGATATAATAGAAGAAGACACTAAGTTTTCTATTTATATTAAAAAAAATAAAGATGTGTTGCCTTGGAAAGACTTTAACAAGAACATGGCTGTGTCCGTAGAGTACAACTTAGAGTACTAATGACAAGTGTTCATGATTTTGTCATAGCACCAAAAGGAGGAAGATACAATAACACTAAAGAGCTTGATGATGGAGAACTAATATTAAATACTGATATATTTAATCATGAGTTTGTTAACAGAGAGGCTACAGTTGTCTCTACACCTATGGTTGGTCACGCGGATATAATGCGAGGTGATACCATACTAGTACATCACAATGTTTTTAGAAGATGGAATGATGTAAAGGGTATAGAGAGAAATAGTAGAAGTTTTTTTAATGAGTCTACGTATCTTGTGGCTCCAGATCAAATCTTTTTATACAAAAGAGAAGATGATTGGATTTGTCCTAAGGGATATTGTTTTGTGGCACCATTAAAAGCTACGGATCAATTTAATGTTGAATCTGAAAAACCTTTACAAGGTATTGTCAAATATTCTGACGGTACCGTGGAAGTAAATGATCTAGTTGGTTTTAGACCAAGTAGTGAATACGAGTTTATCGTTGATGGCGAGAGACTATATCGAGTTTTATCTAATTTTATTACAATCAAATATGAACATCAAGGAAACGAAGAAGAGTATAATCCAAGCTGGGCACAAAGCAGTGGAGGAGCTAATAAAAGTAGCTAAAGAAGCTATTGTAACTAACTCAGAAGACGATCTAACAGCCGACAAGCTGAAGAACGCTGCCGCATCAAAAAAGCTAGCTATATTCGATGCTTTTGAAATACTTAACAGGATACAAGAAGAAGAAAACTTACTTGAGGGTAAAACACCTGAAGATAAAAAAGAGAAAGTTTTTAAAGGCTTTGCAGAAGGTAGATCTAAGTAATGTACGAGCAGAGTTTAGTTAAAATCATTGAGCCAGTTAAAAAAACTACTATAAGTAGACTTAACAAAGGTAAAAAATGGAAGTACGGTTACGATAAAGAACACGATATCATTGTGTTATCGCGTAGTGGTCAAATAGGTGAAATTATAGAAATACAAAATCTAGCTATAGCCTTGCCAAAACCTCCAAAAGAAATATATAAAGACAAAAAAAATAAATGGGTAAAGTTTAAGCAGCCTAAAGAATTAGAACGTTTAAAAAACATATTTGATTGGAGAGCATATCCAGAGGATCAAAAAGACCAATGGCATGATTATATAGACGAAGAGTTTAGAAGAAGAGAAGAAGGTTTTTGGTTTATTAATAATGGAAAACCAACATACATAGTAGGAACACACTACATGTACTTACAATGGAGTAAGATTGATGTAGGTGCACCAGACTTTAGAGAGGCAAACAGGTTGTTTTTTATATTCTGGGAAGCTTGCAAAGCAGATAAAAGATGTTATGGTATGTGTTACCTTAAAAACAGAAGATCTGGTTTTTCTTTTATGTCATCAGCTGAAACAGTTAACTTAGCTACTCTTGCAAGTGATAGTAGATATGGTATATTGTCTAAATCAGGCTCAGATGCAAAAAAAATGTTTACGGATAAGGTAGTGCCTATAAGTATTAATTATCCGTTTTTCTTCAAACCAGTACAAGATGGTATGGATAGACCAAAGTCTGAGCTAGCTTATAGAGTTCCAGCCAGCAAGTTTACAAGAAAAAAGATTACGGCTAATGAAAAGCTAGAGAACATACAAGGGTTAGACACAACAATTGATTGGAAAAATACAGGTGACAATAGCTATGATGGTGAAAAATTAGCATTATTAGTACACGATGAAAGTGGTAAATGGGAAAGACCTGATAATATATTAAACAACTGGCGAGTTACAAAAACATGTTTGAGATTAGGTAGTAGAATAGTTGGTAAGTGCATGATGGGCTCAACTTCAAACGCTTTAGATAAAGGAGGTGATAACTTTAAAAAATTATATAATGCATCAGATGTCACTAAGAGAAATAGAAATGGTCAAACAAAGTCTGGTTTATACTCTTTGTTTATCCCAATGGAATGGAACTACGAAGGATTTATTGATGAGCACGGAGTTCCAGTTTTTACTACTCCTAGTGTCGACTTGTTCGCCCCAGACGGTGAGTTAATAGATATAGGCGTAATTGATAGTTGGCAAAACGAAGTAGATGGTTTAAAAGATGATCAAGATGCTTTAAACGAATTTTACCGCCAGTTTCCAAGAACAACAGAGCACGCTTTTAGAGACGAAACAAAAGGTAGTATATTTAACTTAGTTAAAATATACGAGCAAATAGATTATAACGAAGAAATGTCTAGAACACTAGGCGTAACTAAAGGTAACTTTCAATGGGTAAACGGCGTGAAAGATTCACAAGTAATATTTTATCCAGATCCAAAAGGTAGATTTAAAGTAAGCTGGGTTCCACCTCAACAAATACAAAATAAAGTAATATTAAAAAATGGCATACGATATCCCGGAAATGAACACATGGGGGCTTTTGGTTGTGATAGTTATGATATTAGCGGGACGGTTGATGGCGAAGGCTCAAAAGGAGCGCTTCACGGATTAACAAGGTTTTCAATGGAAGATGCTCCAGCTAATACTTTTTTCTTAGAATACTTATCTAGACCACCAACAGCTGAAATATTTTTTGAAGATGTATTAATGGCTTGCGTTTTTTATGGCATGCCTATATTAGCAGAAAACAATAAGCCTCGTTTGCTATATTATTTTAGAAGAAGAGGTTATAGAGGTTTTAGCATGAACAGGCCTGATAAAATATGGAATAAATTATCTGTAGCAGAAAAAGAAGTAGGTGGCATACCTAACTCTAGTGAAGATATAAAACAAGCACATGCCGCTGCAATTGAAATGTATATACAAGATCATGTTGGTTTGCAACAAGATGGATCAGTTGGAAATTGTTACTTTAATGATTTGTTAAACGATTGGACTAGATTTGACATTAACAAAAGAACAAAGCATGATGCGTCAATTAGCTCTGGTTTAGCTATCATGGCTAACAACAGGCATTTGTATGCGCCAAACGCTAAAGTTGAAAAACAAAAATTAAATATACATATTGCAAAATATGAAAACAAAGGTGGTATGTCTAAAATAATTAAAAAATAATATGATAGGAACTTTCCCAAGTCAAGTAGTTAGTGACGCTGAAAAAATAAGCTATGAGTATGGTTTACAAGTGGGTAAAGCTATTCAAGCAGAATGGCATGGCCACGAGTCAAGCATGCACAACTCTAACAGTAGGTATGACAACACAAAAAGAAAATTTCATAATTTAAGATTATACGCAAGAGGTGAGCAGTCAATTCAAAAATATAAAGATGAATTATCTATAAACGGTGATTTATCATATCTTAATTTAGATTGGAAACCTGTACCTATTATATCAAAGTTTGTAGATATAGTTGTTAACGGTATGTCTGAAAGAATGTTTGATATAAAAGCTTACTCACAAGATCCATACGGTGTTGCAAAAAGAACAGAGTACATGGAGTCAGTATTAAAAGATGTTAAAACTCAAGAATTAAACGAGTTATCTCAACAAGCGTTTGGTATTCCACTAAACGACAACCCTCAAGAAACTTTACCGGAAACAGAAGAAGAAGTTGCTTTGCACATGCAGCTAACATACAAACAATCTATAGAGTTGGCTGAAGAGCAAGCTTTAAATGTTTTGCTAGAAGGAAATAAATATGAATTAACTAAAAAGCGAATTTTTCAAGATTTAGTTATATTAGGTATAGGCGCTACAAAAACAGAGTTTAACACATCTGAAGGCGTTACCGTTAAGTATGTTGATCCAGCTAACTTAGTTTACTCTTATACTGATTCTCCTTATTTTGACGATATATATTATGTTGGAGAGGTAAAAGAAATACCAATAAATGAATTAGTCAAAGAGTTTCCTCATTTAAAAAACGAAGAACTACAAACTATTACAAAAGCAGGTTCAAACTATTATAATAGACTTAAAAACAATAAAGAAAACGATCACAACAAAGTTCAGGTTTTATATTTTAATTATAAAACATATATGAATGAAGTTTATAAGGTTAAAAAAACAGGTACTGGCGCTGATAAAATGATACCTAAAAATGATAGTTTTAATCCACCTGAGAATTTAGAAGGAGGTTATAGTAAAATGCTTAGACAAGTAGAGTGTTTGTTTGAAGGTGCAATGATACTTGGTACTGAAAAATTACTTAAGTGGGAAAAGTCTCAAAACATGATGAGGTCTAAAAGCGATTACACTAAGGTTAAAATGAACTACAGTATAGTTGCTCCAAGAATGTATGAAGGTAGGGTTGACTCTATAGTTAATAGAATAACTGGTTTTGCCGATATGATACAGTTAACACACTTGAAGCTGCAGCAAGTAATGTCACGCATGGTTCCAGATGGGGTTTATCTTGATGCTGATGGTTTAGCGGAGATAGATCTAGGTAATGGAACAAATTACAGCCCACAAGAAGCTTTAAACATGTTCTTCCAAACAGGATCTGTTATAGGTAGGTCGTTTACCTCTGAAGGTGATATGAACCCTGGCAAAATACCTATTCAAGAGTTACAATCAGGTTCTGGTGGTCAAAAATTACAAAGCCTAATACAAACTTACAATTATTATTTACAAATGATAAGAGATGTAACGGGTTTAAACGAGGCTGCAGATGGTTCTAAGCCTGATAAGTATTCTTTGGTTGGTGTTCAAAAATTAGCTGCTGCAAACTCTAATACAGCAACAAGACATATATTACAGTCGGGTTTGTTTTTAACCGCTGATGTTTGTGAGAAATTGTCTTTAAGAATATCTGATATTATAGAGTACTCACCAACTAAAGACGCATTTATACAAGCTATAGGAGCTCATAACGTTGCTACGTTAGAAGAGGTATCAGAATTACACTTATATGATTTTGGTATATTTCTAGAATTATCGCCAGACGAAGAGCAAAAACAATTACTAGAAAACAATATACAAGTAGCTCTAGGGCAACAGTTAATCGAACTTGCTGATGCTATAGATCTTAGAGAAATAAAAAATGTTAAGTTAGCTAATCAATTATTAAAGATTAGAAGAAAAAAGAAACTTGACAGAGACCAAGCAATGCAACAAGAGAATATTAAAGCCCAAGGAGAAGCAAACCAACAAACACAGGCCGCAGCCGCTCAGGCAGAAGTACAAAAAGCGCAACAACTAGCACAAACAGAAATACAAGTAGAGCAAGCTAAATTTGAAATGCAATCTCAAAGAATAAGAGAAGAGGCTGAAATTAAAAAGCAGTTAATAGAAACTGAGTATAACTTTAAAATGCAATTAGCTAAAATGCAGTTAGGTGAAGGTGATGGTAAAGAAAATCAAAAAGAAGACAGGAAAGACGAAAGAACAAGAATTCAAGCAACACAGCAATCAGAACTAATTGATCAAAGAAACAATGGTAAACCGCCTAAAAACTTTGAGAAAACAAGTGATAATATGCAAGGTGGCCTTGGATTAGGTATGTAAAATTTATTAACTATTATTATATTATATTATGGCAGAAAAAGAAACGCCAATCGCAAATGACGATACTGGCAAGATTAAAGTAAAACCAAAAACAGAAAAACAACCTGATGGTAACGAAACAAAAGGAAATGTTACTAAAGTTAAAACAAAAATGAAAAAGAAACCAGAGGTAATAGAACAAACTATTACAAAAGTTGATTTAAGCAAACCAACAAAACCAGAAGAAAATGAAATTAAAAAAGATAACCTTGACAACGAGGGAGTGGTTAGAGTCGATGAAAATGCCGATGCCGCACAAGAACAAAAAGAAGTACCAGAGGAAGCCAAAACACAG